ATGAACAAGAAAATTGCCGCCCTGTCGCTCGCCAGCCTGCTTGTGGCCAGCCCTGTTTACATCTTGGCAAGTGAACAAAACACGGCGGGATCCGCTGCGCCGCCAACCGTCATGCCGGGAGTCAATCAGTCGAAAAGCTCGAAAACCAACGACGAAAAGGCCAGCAAAAAAGGCGAAGAATCTTCCGGCGGGAATGCCGGTGCGCAGTCCCATGAGACGGCAAAGGATGCTGCGACGTCGAGTGATTCGGAGGACATTAAGAAAGCGCCGAAACCGTAAGGACAGGCACAAAAAAGCCGATTTATTTAATCGGCTTACCTGTCTGATTTTACTCAGGAATTATGGTCGGGACGGAGTGATTCGAACACTCGACCCCTAGCACCCCATGCACGCAGTAACCTAGCAAACCTCTGGCATACGGTTGATTTCTCTGGCGCTCGCTGCAATCGAATAGCTATAGATCAACATAGAGTCACGCCAAGTCACGCAAAAGTCACGCAGCCCTTCCCGGCGTCCTGCCGACCGTACAGCAATCCAAAACCCTACAGCTCGTCGCTTCACCCTCGATCACCGGCCGCACCTCGATTACTGTATATCCAAACAGTACAAGCAAGGCGCTCCCGTGGATCCCCTCTATATAGAAGACACTGACGATTGGCTCGGTTGCCCGACTCCGCTCGAAACCTGCCAGCATCAGCTCAGGATGTACGAAAACGAGTTCGAGGAGCTGACGCTACAGCTGCGCCAGATGCGAGAGCGGATTTTTACGTTGGTCGAAATGAACGACCAACTGGCTGCTGAAAAAACCAAGGCCGCAGCCGATCTGCAAAAAGCCGCCGACAACGTCGCCCGCTTGCAAGACGAACGATCGGAATTGCTCCGCAAGGTGAACAGCATGCTGCTGGTATCGGATCAGCGTGATCATCTTCATCGAGAAAATCAGCGACTGCTTATGGAGAAGCGAGACCGGGAAAGCCGATAGCTTTCAAGTAGGCCTGGCATGCCTGCAGGGCAATCAATCCCCGATCACCGGTGTCGGTGATGGCGATAATTCGTTGAGCATGCGCCGGGTCAAGTCTGGCTCGTACGGCTGCATGATCCACGGCGCCGGCGGAGGCTGACACGTTTGCAGCCCTTGGCAGCGTCGGTCGCATCGAGGAGGACTGACAGGCGCACATTTTTCCTATAGTGGGTTTGTTCACTGGTCGCCAGGCTTTGCTCGAGCGCGAGACGCTTATCCTGCTCGGCCTGTTGCGCAGCGGCAGCAGCCAGCAGAACCGCAGCTATAAAAGGAAGGAATCGCCGCCAAGCAAAAGTCATGTTTTGTACTCATTGGCGAGGCCGGGGGGGGGCGGCGCTGGTTAGTGCTGCAAATGATGGGCAGAAACTTGGCGAATCGCCGTATGTGGTTCGTTTTTCATCGGTACGCGCAGGCGACTGCCTAAAACCCCAAGCCAACAAGGCGCTCCTCGGACTAACGAAACCTAACAGATGAGGTAGTTTTCAAACGGCTTTCCAAGATCTGACGTTACCCGCCTCTCCGGCTCAATAGCGGGAGAATCGGCGATTGATGCGAACAGCCGTAAATTACGCTCGCAATGACTGCAGGATGCCCTATACCATGTGCGGCGAATTTGCTTGCCCCCATCAGTCTGGCTCCCCACCTCGATGAGGCAAACCCTCACTAACAATAATTGGCATCATTATTCATGATTTTCAGTTCGTGGCAGTTTATTCTTCTGTTCTTGCCCATCACATTTTTCGTCTATTTCTGGCTCAACCATCGACGCCTGATAGTGGCGGGAAAAGTTTGGCTAGTTGCAGCTAGCCTGTTCTTCTACGCCTATTGGGATGCCCAATATTTACCACTAATTCTAGGGTCAATATTTCTAAATTTCGCTATAGGAACTGGCCTAGCGCAAGCACATCAAGACTCACTCTCGAATGCCAAACCACACCACGGCGTAAATAGAAAAGTCGTGCTCACAACTGGAATCGCTGCGAACCTAATACTTTTGGGTTATTTTAAATATACCGATTTCTTGCTTAGCAACATAAACACGGTATTCGAAGCAAACTACGATCTTCCACATATCCTGCTCCCCCTTGCGATAAGCTTTTTTACCTTCACTCAAATTGTCTACTTGGTGGATAGCTACAGGGGTGAAACAGCAGAATACGACCTTTTGAATTATTCTTTATTTGTAACATTTTTTCCCCACTTGATCGCCGGCCCCATTGTCCATCATCGTCAAATAATGCCGCAGTTCGCATCACGCTGGACGTTGACTCGCCGATATCCAAACATTTTAAAAGGACTGTTCATCTTCGCCATCGGCCTTTTCAAAAAGGTGGTAATTGCAGATAGTTTCGCCGTGTGGGCTACCGCAGGTTTCGATAGCGGCGAGCAGCTTGGATTTTTTGCAGCTTGGGCCACCAGCCTATCCTATACATTCCAGCTTTATTTTGATTTCAGCGGCTATTGCGATATGGCAATCGGCGCCTCGCTTCTTTTCAACATATGGCTGCCTATCAACTTCAACTCCCCATATAAAGCGCTGGACATTCAAGACTTTTGGCGGCGGTGGCACATCACGCTAAGCAGCTTTCTCCGCGACTATTTATACATCCCTCTGGGGGGTAACCGATCCGGCGAGTTCAGAACCTACGTCAATCTGTTTGCGACCTTCGTACTTGGCGGCCTCTGGCACGGTGCCACTTGGATGTTCGTCATATGGGGCGCGATGCATGGTGCGGCATTGGTTGTTCACCGGTTTTGGAAGCAGTTTGGCCGACCGATGCCTGATGCTATCGCTTGGTTCGTGACGTTTATGTTCGTTAATATCACCTGGGTGTTCTTCCGCGCGAAGACAATAGATGATGCTATGCGGGTTCTAGAAGGTATGGTCGACTTTCGCTCAGCTCTCCCGGCTCCATCTATATCGGCTTCTGATCTAGCGTGGGGTGGCTGGCTATCGGACATCCTTATGAAATTCATGCCCGTAAGCGCGATCGGCCAATTGCCGGTGTACGCGGCAATCATCGCTGCGTTCGTGCTGATTGCACAAAAAAACTCAATGGAAATTTCGAGCGGCACCATTGGTAGGTTGAGGATGATCTACGGAGTCATCCTGTTTTCTTCGGCTATGTGCTTTTCGCTAGCCGCAACCAGTTCCGTATTCCTTTACTTTAATTTCTGATATCTATAATTATGAAACGCAATGTATGGGTCTTTATTTTTCTGGTACTGGCAGTCCTAGTTGCGGTACCTGTTAAAAACATTATAACAGCTCCAAACTCACAGCCAATAAACTGGCAGGACAAAGCATTTCTTTACAACATGGATTTCGCCTCGCGCTGGGCGGCAACCATTCTTTATCCGCTAGGGATCAGCACAGACCCGAACCAGGTAATCGTCGGAAAACATGGATGGTTATTTCTTGGCAACATGTACGATAGAACGTTGTCGACTGACAGCAGGCGCGCGTCAGACATTGATCAAGCGACTGCGAAAAATATTGAAGACGCAACTGCCGCATGGAATACATATCTATCCGATCAGGGTGTTGAGATTTTTCGGATATTAGTAGGGCCAAACAAAGGCACAATCTATCCGGAAAATATGCCTAAGTGGGCCAGGCCGACTTCGCCCAATCCAACAGATGCGTTGTTTAGCACAGATTCAGGTAGGTATTACATCGACGTACGACCCGCCTTACTGGCTGAAAAACAGAACCAAAAAGAAGATTTATACTTCAAGACAGACACTCACTGGAATAAGATCGGAGCGAGCATCGCGTTCAAATATTTCGCAGACCAGATCTCGATGGTAGCACCGAATCTCAAATGGCCTGAGACCGATCTTTATGACGTGAGCAGAATAAAACCGAGAAATGGCGGTGATTTAGCAAACTTTCTCCGCATGAGCTCTAGCCTAAGCGACGTAGATCCGCTAATAAAAGTTTTCGACCTTCCACTGACTATCACGCAAATTGATTTTGATAGCGGGAAAGTTCTGAGCAAAGGGCCGAACGGAATCATTCAATTTTCGACAAAGCCGCTGTTGGTAAAATCTAGTGGAGCGCTCAACAACAAAAAAGTCCTATGGCTGCGGGACTCATTTGGAGATTCGCTATCCCCACTGATGGCGGCCACCTTTAGCGATGTGATTCAGCTTCATTGGGCTGAGGCCCTGACACCGGGCGGGTCGTTCGCGAGGCTTGTTGATGAATGGCAGCCAGACTACGTGTTTGTGACCGTAGTGGAACGCAAAGCCCGAGACGCTGTGTTTACCCTCATGCCACCCACGCCTAAATTTGTGAAAAAAGATGAAAGATTCATCGTCGATGCGACCTCCTCTCTGATAAGCACAAATCAACTAAATCAGGGCGATTCTAGCAACGAGTACGAAATCAACGGTGACGACGCCTTTGTAGACTTCAAACTTTCAAAGCCTGTTGTTCCCGCAACTGCGCAATATCTGAATGTCGATTTTTCATGTCTGGACGGTTCTCGCTCAGTTCCGATTCAGATCTTTTGGTTGGCAGATGGCATGACTTCTTACGATGAAACTCACAGCGCTAGGATTGAGCTTCGTACAGGGCGACAGTTGTTGAACCTGCATATTGTGCCAAATTGGGCCGAATCCGCCAGCGTCAGCCGGATGCGAATTGATGTCGATCCAGATACGTCATGTCATCGTTTCCAGATGAGCAATCCTGTGCTCGGCGTCCGAAACTAGTACTTCGGCCAGACGCTTGGAGCATCCACGGCAGGGCGATCACGGCACATCCTTGAAGAAGACGTGGCCGCCTAACTTCAGGGTCTGCTTTGCCTTCAGCGACCAGGCCGGCGGCTTAATGCTGGAAGCGTAATAGTGCGTGGCGCCGCCGGTAGGATCCGCCACCTTGCCGTCGACAACCTGATCAGCAGCGATGCGCGCCTGCGCCAACTCGCGAAACGGGATCTGCTTCACACCAATCAGGAACTGATAGTTCGGGTCGGTCTTGTTCCAGCAGCTGAACTGGTACGGCTTCTGGCACACGCCCGCATACCCCTCCCCCCACCACGACTTCTGCATTCCATCGAACACGCGGTTTCGAACTGTCCACGCCACGGCGATCTGGCCAGCCAGACTTTCACCACGCGCCTCACCCCACAGCGTGCGGGCAAGGACGTCACGATCTTTCTCGGTAGCACTCATCACTTTTCTCCAAGCAAAAAAATACCCGCTCATTGGCGGGCTCTTGATGCGCACTGCGTTTATGCGGGGCGGACTGGTCGGAAGGCCTGATCCGGATAATGTTCGGCCCCCTCTTTCCATGCCCTGACCATTGTTCTGTAGTCGCGCCAATGCCGTTCGGTACCCGGCAGTGCACTAGGATCACTGTCCTCGATGGCGATCAACTGGTCAGCGATGAAGTCCATCTCGCTGGCTTTCCATGCATCTTCGGCAGAGACCAACTGGCCAATAAATTGGGGAGGCGCCACATATTCGGCGATCTCGCCAAAATCACCGTCAAAGGATCGCTGAAATAGCTCCCTGCCGTACTCCTCCACGTCATAAGGTGCGGCCGTAAATTCGACCTCTTCATCCAGCCAGTCGAAAGTGACCATAAGGTTGACGATGGTGCGCTCGGCATTCCCCCATACCGGTGAATGGGCATTGAGATAAGTCATCAGGAAATCCTCTGGAAAAGTGTTCGTCCACCGGCCACGGTATCGCCCATACAACGCCATGTCCCCGGGGGGCTAAGTGAGCCTTGCCCAATGGCAAAGCCATAGTAAAGAGTCCAACCTGCCACAGTGGCGCCGGGTGTTGCGGCATTGCTGGAGAAGCAGAACGCATACGATCCAACACCACCGATGCCAATGGCAGCGATCTTGGCGGCGGCGATTGCGTCGTTCCACGCTGTGCTGCCATTGATACGAAAATCATTTGCGGTTGCTACGAGTGCATCCAAGGTGCCCGACGCTGAGTTAATCAGCCGAACGTTGTAATCGGTGACCGTGTTGTTGAAATGGAAGTCGATGAAAGGAAGGGCTGCCGTTATCTCAATGGAGCCAATCGCGAGCGATGCAGTAGGGCCCAATCCAATACCCGCCCGAGCATCGGCAGGCGTCTTGCCGCCTGTGCCACCCTGCTCCACGCTCAAGCAGGTTGTCCCGGTCGGATACAGGCAGAAGTAGTCGTCAGGTGCCCAGACACCTGCGTTTTTGCGGCGCAGTGCGACCATCGACGATGTGCGGTTAACGATGATCTGGCTTTGGTGATTGGCCGTCCAAGTCATCGCAATGCCACTCGAGCCTGCAGCGAAAGGCACCGTGGTGCTTCCGAGAGCCCAAGGAATGTTCGACGCGCCGGTGTTGATGCCGAATTTCTGGCTTACCGCGATCGCGTTTAAATCAGTAGGGTTGTCGGCTGATACTGAACCCCAGCCCCAGGCGCCGTTGAGCATCGCCCTACCTGCGGTTGGATCGATGACGCTGGTTTGAATATCGACGGCGGACGCCGTCCCCATTGCGGCGAGCTTTGTTCCAAATTGGTTGTATAGGTTGTTGAACGCGTCTGTCAGAGTTTTCGGATAACCCTGCACAGGCGTGATCGCGTAGCTTCCAGTCGTAGTAGCGCCGCGATAGGGCGGCGATATCGACATGGCAGTGTCGCTGGCGATGTTGGTGACTTCGTACCATCCACCGTCCGGGCCGCGAAAGGCATCACCGACCCGACTGTTTGCGATGAAAGCGGTACCGGTACCGATCACCGCATTGGAATTTAGGGTGACAGCGACCGTTCCCGTTTTGTACCAGGGCATGGCGACATCCTTTAAAAGAGGCTAAGCGGCTTGTTTGGCAAACATTGCCGGCAGGAAAAAAGCGGTTGGATTGGAAGCTGCGACAGTAATGGCGTAGAGCTTGGCGTTGGGGAAGTCCCACCAGCAGGCCAGGCTTCTCGGAATCCCGCTGCCCGAAGTCATCGGCATGCCAAAGCTGTTCAGCAGCATGAATTCGTTTTGTGGAAAATCGAAAGGAACCGAGTAGAAGATCCGGGTTAGGCCCTGATCGTCGGTGTCATAGGTGACGTACGTCCAGCTTTGAAAAGATCTGGTGAAGCTTGCGTTTGGAGTACCCGAATCGAAAAGCAACTTACCAGCACCGTCCCACAGACGCATCCCGTACTGCGCAACCGCTTGCGCCGCGAACGCGGCCACAAAATACCTACCATTGGGTTGCGCTGTTTTTACGTTGTAGGCCCTGACATAGAACCCCGTCCAATTGCCTGCCGACCCGATGAGTCGCATCTGACACAGTCCCGCAACTGCATTCACTGTGTCAGGGCGAACAAACACGAGCGGAGGCTCCTGAGACGTAACCGGCCGCGCGAAATATGTCGTCGATCCCAGACCACTCTCCTCTGTAGGGGCAAAGCGGCCAGACGAGATAACCATCAGCCGGGAAAATTCAGAGTCGAGGATGACGACATTGCTGTTGTTGGTGAACTGAACTCCATACGTCATCAGCTCCACCTCATCACAATCAGCCTCATCGTTCCCCATGAGGTGTTGCTAGCAGCAAACGTTCGGGTGTGGTTATAAACGCGCACGACACCATTGAGCATTTCGGTCTCGAACTGCATCTGGTCGCTGCCATAAGCGCCGTTGGGTATTACAAAGGCCGTTCCATTGCCGGGGCCGACGTTAGGTACTGCAAAATCCTGACTCCCCTTCGGCGCACCTACTGCAAATGTCACCAATGTCGAAAGTGCGGCGCGGATTGTGAAAGAGTTTTCGTCGACCTGAAGCGCGCCGTCGCCGCCCCAGATCCGCATGCCGTAAGCCATTTTTCACCCCAAATAGCCGAGTCGAACGCGCAGCACATTGTTTGCGTCGTAGACCGAAACGTTGAGAGAGTTGATCACCAGTCGACCTTGGCCAGGAACGACGCCGTTTATCTCAAGCGTTCCGTCCTTGTTCAGGATCCAGCCTTGCTGCCCGGCGATGTAGTTAGTTGAGCTGATGTAGTTACCGATCTTGGCGTTTGTGATGGCTCCATCCATGATGAACGCCGAGTTCATAAACACTTGCCCCCCTTGCACCGCAAATGGAACCGCAATAGCGCCGCCGGCGATGGTGTTGACGATCGCGAATCGATCCGCGCTCACCAAGAACTGGCTTTGCAGACCTGCTCCCGTGTTTTCGATGCCGAGCCCAATACCCGCGGCGACGTACTGACCATTCGCAGTGACCTGCATCTTCACCGACCACATGGTGCTGAGCTTGCCGGCGGTATCCGCGTAGGCCGTAGCAGTCTGCTGAATGGCGGCGCTGTTCTGCTGAATGGCGCCTCCTTGCTGCTGTATCGCATCCCCGTTCTGTTTGATTTCAGTACCGTTTTGCCCAACCGTAACGCTCAGTTGGCTGATTTGAGTAGCGGTCGCTGAGTTCGCGGTAACTACCACCCGCTCCAACTCCGTAATATTCGCCGCATTAACCCCCAGATTGGCGTCCAGAGTTATCAAACGTTGCGCTGATGCCTCGTCTGCAGATGCCCGAACCTTCGCTTCCTGAGCGATGCTCGCGGTACTCGTCCATCCCCTCAATGCATCGGCCATTCCGCCCTCGACATCGTCGTCTCGCGACGACGCTCGAAGCGCCTCGAACGCGGTTGCCTGCGCGGACACCACACCATCCAGCTCCGTAATTTCGGCGGTATTGGTAGCGACCTGCTGGGCAAGTCCGTTTGCCGTCTCAACGGTCTGGCCAACGTCCAGCCAATAGAGCGCATTCGGCGGTGGCGTGTTCGCTGGCACCGCGCCGGTCGCTTGATAGATTCGCTTACCCTGAACGACCAGGTCGTACTCAACGTAGGTCGCACCGGGGTCGTACCCCTTCAGTCCGTCGAGTGCATCAATCTGCGCCTGCAATCCCGGGATTTTTTCGATCTCATCGACAATGTCCTGACCAAGCTCCGTTTTTCCAATCTTGCCCGCCATCGCGGCGAGGTACGCTGAAACATCGTTGGATGTTTGGGCAGGCACATAAAGAAACGCGCTTTTCCCATAGGCGTTCGATGAGCGGATGAAGTAGTAATAATTCGTCCAGAAACCCAGCCCAGTGTGGGTGAAGGACAGCCCTTGTCCCAAGTACTCCGCGTCCGCCGCAGTGGCGGTTGGCGCGGTGCTGAAGAAGTACTCGTAGGTGCCGCCGTTCAGGCCGTTCTGTGAGTTACTCGGTATCAGCACAATATTGTCGATCGAGGACTGCACCACGCAGCTCTCCGGGATGGGCGGGCCGTTGATGCTGACGGTGATCGTCACTTCCCCAGATCGGGCCATGGGCCCGACCGCCGCCACGCTCATTGTGTAATTGCCGGACGGCAGGCCGTTGATCGCGCACTCGGCGGACGTCGCGGGAACGTTATGCGACTGAATTGCGGTCGCACCCTGACGGACGATAACGATGTACTCCTTCACGATTCCGGAGGGCGGAATCCACGACAACACTCCCTGAATCACTTCGGCAGTGGTGTCCTGCGTCCATGTCAGCGCACCCGGAGTGCCGAGTCCACCAGATGGCAGGTTGATAAACCCGATCGGGTTATAGGGCTGGCCAACGGCGTCACCGAAGATCGCGGCTTCATATTGTTTGACCTGAACGGTGCAGCCCTCGCTATCGCCCATAGACCAATCCGAAACGATGAACTCGCCAAGGATGTTCAGCGACGGCAGGTTAACGCGCACCACACGACCAGGTCGGCAGTTGTAGCCAGCGAAGTTCATCGGAATGCTTATCGCACCGCCAGCCCGCCGCCGGCGCAGCTCCATGTTCGCCAGACGCTGAGCCTGGTAAGGATCCGTGACATACGAATAGGTGAGCGTTTCCGCTGCTTCCCCGCCGTCCTCAACGATCCACTCTGCGACGCTGACTTCCGGATAGTCCGTCTCCGTCCAAGACTGTTCCGGGTCGATGAATGTGCCTCGAACGGTGTTGATTGCCGAGTCGTTGGTTGGCTCGGTGCTGCCGGTGACGGTGCCGATTACCATGTCCTCGTTGATCTCGAAGTCGTACGGGCCGTAGTAAGCACCGGCCTGAAACATCCATCGACCGCCAACGCGGAGAAGGTGTCCGCCAGACGCGGCTTCCAACTTCTGCAGGACGCCGGTGCGTTGTTCGTCGGCGCCGATCACGCAAGCAGTTCGATAGCGCTGACTGACAGATCCGTCGGCATTGGTGACCGCCTCATCGCAGACGTTGGCACCACTGGCGAACGTCTCGAACACGATCTCGTCATCAGGCACACCGCAACGGTTGCGAAGGAACCACAGCAAGTGCAGCGCGGTATTGGCGCTGTAACCGGCGGTACCGCTGCGCGGGTCGTAAATATCGTTACGACCGCGAACCACGAAACGGGTGTCAGGGATACCCGACGGAAACTTCTCAGCACTGTACTGAAGCGAAACGCGCACATAGGAAAGGCCGCGCCCGATTTGACTGTCCTTCCAATCTGGGCAATTGGCTTTCAGAAACGCATTCACCTGGGTAGGGTTCACCACAAGTTCGTAGGTGGCCAACGGGCCGAACGAGCCGATGTCTTCCTCGCCGAGATAGATGTTTTCCAGCGTGTCGATCGCGCCCTCGCACAATACATAGACGAGGTGGAGCCATTCCCCCTCACCTTGTGCGCCGGCCTGCTCTTGCGCCCACACCAGCACGCCACCGGTTGATACTCGCCCAAGAATAAAGCGCACAGGCGCTTTGGACGATCGCACGGTCTGCGCCGAAGGTTCGTTGTCACGCAGCGGCGATTTGGTGTTGAGCTTTTCCTGCTGCTCGGCCGCGTAGAAGGCCAGCGCCGCACCTGCTACAGCGCCCCACGGGCCACCCTGTGCAAACCCAACAACCGCGCCAACTACAACTGAGGCAAGTTTTCTGACGCCGCCGCTCATTCAACCCTCCAAGCGGCCAGTGGCGCGCATTCGACTCGGGCCGCGCCGTCATCGGTCGTTGCCCAAAAATCCCCAGCCCAGAACACGGCCATGCTTCGGCCACCAGGCGCGTCGTACAGCACAACGTCGCCACGCTGGATGAAGGTCAGCGGCACCCGGAAAAAATGGACATCCCATGCCGCCTCAAGGCTGCCGTGTTGCTTCTTCAACTGCCGCTTGGCACCAGTCTCGGTCGTGTATTTGCCGCGATAGCTCTCTGCCGGATCGACGCCGCAAATCGCCGCCGTGCAGTCAGCCGCAAACAGGCAGCAGTCAAATTCGCCCCATGAAAAAGACCGCTCTTGGGCGGCCTTGATCACGTCGTTCAGACGGGTTGTCCAGTCTCGGTAGCGCATGGCTAGCTTCCATAAGTGAATGTCGGTGCGTCCTTTCGCGAGCCCCAATAAATGGGCCACTCGGACATCTGGGCGATCGCGTAGAAAAAGCGGTCGCCGTCGTGGCGCGCACGATGGTTTTCGTCGGTGAAGCGCTCGGTGCCGGTGCGGCTCCACTCCGCCATCCGGTCAATAACAGGGACGGTGATGCTGTTGCCGTCTTGACCGTTGCCAGCGAAGGAGAACTTGGCCGCGTCCATTCGACCGGAAAACAGAATGTCGGCCGCGTAGTTGCCGACCTCGTCGAACACGATGAACAAGACTTTGGCCATACGGCCACGGCAGCCGCGCACATTGGTCTCGGAAAGGATGTAGGCATCCAAGCCGCTAAGGGTCAGCTCGACCGACATCGGCGATCCAGAGTTGTCGCTTTCCTGCGACTGGCTGACCTGGCCGAAATTGCCCACACCCAGATAAGTGATCCCGTCGACCACCAAGTCACCGGTGCCGGTGTGCGCGAAGACCATGCCGTCGACGAAATCGAGCTGCACCGCGTACACAGGCATGAAGCGGCCAGTGGCGATGATGTTCACGACGCTCTGGCTGAACGGAAATGCTGAGGGCATCAGAACGCCTCCCTGAATTGGTAACTGCCGTTCGCGATCACCGGCTTGATGGACATCGCCCACGTATCGGTGGTCATGCGCATTTCCGAGTAGGGGTTGAGGTATTCGACCGCGGTGCCTGCCGTGAGCGTCTTGCGGATGCGTTTGTTGAGCAACACCGTCACCCTGCCCTGTGCGTTCGCAGATGCGGGATCAGTGACCTCGAACATTTCACCGGCGATGGTGATGTAGTCGCCTTCAGCGAACACAGCGGCATTCGCCGGCGCGCCGCCAATGACCATCGATCGCGCCTGCGCGTTGCCGGTGATCACGGAGAGCGCGCCGACGCTGTTGGTGCGCCGGCGCGTGAACGCCGGCAAGTTGAAGGTGCCCATCATTCCGTCAAGCTTCCCGAGGAATGAGGACAGCTGTCGCTCCTGCTCTCTGGTCAACAATCCGAACGTCAAGGTGCACTGCCAGTAGGCACCCGGGTAGCCGACGATCTGCTGAGCGTTCGAGAGCGTTGAAGTAAATGCCCTGCCGTTGTTGACGATGCCCCACGTCATTTCTGACGGGCGCAGCGAAGCCGGCCACGTGAGAGCCATGCAGTACTCCTTAAATTGCTTAGCGCCGTGCGATCAGCTGGCGGATGGTTCCGTTCATTTTCAGGTCGCGCACGACCAGCTCGTAGCCGCCCTTTGCCCCCTGCATCGCGGCCTCCCTGACCATGTTTACAGTGGCGTCGTCCGGCGTACCTTGGAAGCTGAAGCTCTGCTGGATGACCGGTGCAGCCGATGCGCCAGACGAGATCGGTACAACATTGGAGGTCGATCCTGCGGCGGTCGCGCCGACATAGCCGCCATCCGCGTACCCCTTGGTGTTCGCGTTCATGCGCTCGAGGAACTCGCGCGCGCCCGGCTGGCTTACCGCTTCCTTGCGGACAACGAACTCGCCACCGTGCACGACGCCTTTCGGCTCGAACTTGCCACCGTCGCCGGTGTAGCCGCCACTCGAGAATCCAGTATTGGAAATGGTTTCACTGAATCCAGTCATTGTCCCACTGCTCGACGATGCGGCTCCGCCCGCCAGCCCGCCAAATAAACTGCCAAATATCCCTACGGCGGCCTGGCGCACTTGAATGCGTATGAGATCTTCAATGATTCCGTCGGCCAGCTCTTTGAATGACAATTTACCGGTTCGGACAAAACGAACGATCGCATCCTCCATGCCGCCGAAGGCATTGGTAAAGAGTTCCCGGCTTTGGCCGGCAACATCGGCAGCTTTATCTGCGTAGGCTTGGAAAGCGGAATTCGCTCCGATCGACCAATCCGACTGCGCCTTGTCAATCTCCGAGTAATATTGCTGCTGCATTGATAAGCGTGATTGAAGAGCAGATCGCAAAGCCTCCGTCTGCTGGCTGTACAGCTCTGCCTTGCCGTCGGACTTGTCGCTCTTGTTGTAATCGTAGGTCAGCCTGTCCAGCTGCGACTGATACGACTGCTGGATACTTAGTTGCTCCTTCAGCCGCTGACGTTGCAGGTCGCCCATGCCGAGCCCTGCCAAATCGTTGTCCAAACCGGTCTGGGCGGTCTTCAGCTGCGTTTGCAGGTTCTCTTGGAACGCCGCGAGCTTCTGACGCTGCTCGGCGGCGGTCTTCAGCAGGTCCGTCTGCTTTTCTAGCGCCGCATTCTGCTTCTGCTGCGCCAGGTTGAGATCAGCCATGGCCAGGATCTGCTTCTGCGCGGCAGTAAGCGTTTTCTTATCCTTGAGATCGGCGATTTGCTGTTCCAGCTCTAGCAGCTTTTTGGTCTCGGTGCCAAGCGACTTTGTTCCGTCGGTTTGGGTGCCGATTAGCGAGTTTTGCTGCTGAAGAACCGCGTAGCGCTGACGGGCCTCATCGAGCATCCGCTGGCCCGCGTCTTCGGTAACAGCCTTAGGCTTTGGATCTGCAAACTCTTTTACTGCAGCATCCCGGAGCTGCTGGAGTTCGAGATCCGTGTAAACCTTACCGCCGGTTCCGCCTTTCGCGTCCTTGGCAAGACGATTGATTTCTTCAAGTCGCTTCTTGAGTTTTTCGGCGTTGCTTGCTGACGCGGCTAGCTGACTGCTCAGTGATGCTTGTGCGGTGATAGAGAGGTCGTTTTCTTTCCTGACTGTTCCGACCCATTTAGCACGCTCTTTCTCTGCATCAATCTGAAGTTCAAGGAAAGCCAGATCGCCACGATCCTTCGCAACATCACGTGTCTCAATCCCGAGCGCGACCACTCGCCCGCCCCGCCCTTGATTTGTCTGCAACCTTTGTCGAATAACTTCCGCTTGCTGTTCAAGGGTCTGAATTCGGCCGATATCTTTCGCGGCGTCGAGCGCGCCACTGGCTGCTTCTTTGATTTTGTTCCAAGCGCTCTCGATCAAGCCGAGGTTTTGCGTTACCTGTCCGGTGCGCTCCTCAATCGTTTTTGCGTAGGTATCGGTAAGCAGCTTCGTAGCACCAATCGTGTCGCCTTGCTCCTTGAGAGCCGTGATTTGAGCGTAAGTACTGGCTGTCAGAAAGTGGTACTGGGCGTTGAGCTCCTTGGCCGCTGCGACCGGATCCTTGGCGATTTTTGCGAACTCGGCAATCGTCTCGTCAATGGCCCTGCCGGTGGCCTTTTCCATCTGCAGCGCAGCTTCGGTTATCTCTTCGAAGCTGCCGCTGGCGATCTGCCCATTGCCCGCAAGCTTTGCCAGCACCTCGGCAGCAGCACCGGTAGTGCCGACCGTTGCGCTAACCTTTTGCGCCATCGATGCCAGCTGCTTAGCGCTTGTACCGGCAACATTACCGGTGAATATTAGGGACTTGTTGTACTCGTCTGCCTCTTGGCTGCCCTTGTAATAAGCAAGCGTCAATGCGCCCACTGCTACTGCCGCAGCCGAAAATGGATTTACCAAGCCCGCGACGTATCCGCCCAGTGCCTTCGACGCCGCACCTATGCCTCCGAAGGAATCTTTGATTTGACTGCCTTGTTGCAGCAAAACTGTCAGCGGTGCTTGACCGCCCTGCAAGCTGACGAAAATATCGCTGAACTGCGCAGGCAACATTCTCATTGCAGCGGCGGTCTGTTTGGCAGTGTTCCCAGTTCTGCCCATATCGCCACTCAGGCTTTTTAGAGCTGCTCTTTGTGCGGTAATCGCGGTGGACTGGTCACGGATGATGCTCGAAAACTCCTTGTAGCCAGCCTCTCCGATATCGCCTCGTTTGAAGGCGGCGGCCAAGTCAGCCTGGCTTTTCGCTAGCTCCTGCTGCTTTCTACGAAGAGGGTCGAGCCTGCCGAGCAGTTGCTCAACCTCATCTCGGTAGTAACCATACGACTTACGCGCACCATCAGCACTCTTCCCTGTTTCGTTGATGCCTGCCGCTGCTTTGGCCATGGCGCGCTGCGTTGGAACTCCTAGAGCCTCCAGCTCTTCCAAAGCCTCGCGGGTATCCGCTGCTTTCTTTTCCGCATCCCGGCTATCGATCTCCAGGACTAAGCGGGACGTCTGCGCCATAACTTTTCTCCGGGCATAAAAAAACCCGCCGGAGCGGGTTATGTTGAGTGCTGTCAGCGCGTAAGCATTGTCCGAGTCGATTTTCCCTCGTTCACAGTTATGCGATTTGCGATTCGTCCGCCCTGCTTAGCGGTACCGCCGTAAGGTGAAGGAGCCTGCCATATCACCTCAGCACTGATAAAATACTGTCCAGCCGGTAGCTCAGTGAATTTGAAATTGCCATTCCCGTCGGCCTGAGTGAATCGAACATATGGAAGCTGTCTACGATCTGACTCTGTTATAGGCTTATGCTGAACGAAGCCAACGTCATACCATTGCTCTGAGTAAGTAGTAACGGGGATCAAGGTAACCTCTGATCCTGCGCCAAACTTAACGTCACCACCATTAGTCTTCAAAAACGCCTGCCCCTCGACGACCCCCGTCCCTTTTGTAGGGAGCCTCGAATATTCCTCGACAGGAAACGGAATTCTCTGAACTGGTTGAGGCGGCGTGGCGCACCCGAAAAGCAATGCAGCACAGAATGATATGGCTGAAAGACGTTTGATCACGCAAAACCCTCCCTGTTGATAGCAGCAATCTAACATCAACAAAAGAAAGTGCAAAAACTCTGGAATAAAGAAACGGCACCATATGGTGCCGTTTCAGTGCCGTTTGCGGCCCATGCCAAACCGAATCAGACCTTGCCCCACCGTATCTTGTCACGGCAAGCCTTTTGGTGCTTCTGCACCGCAATACCCCATCCGTGAAGGGGTATTACGCTGTTTTCAGCCCGGAGCCCACCCAGCCACACCTTGCCAGAGCATGCCGCTCCAAGGCAGGCCTAACCATCAGTGCTTTCGCACCGCGATGCCCTCTCGCATGAAAGGGCATGACGCTGCGTTACTTGAGTTCCTTCCTAGCCATCCCCTGGAGCGCGGAGAGTTTGGCAACGGCGTCGAGGCTCGTTTTCCTCTGCTCGTCCGTGAGTTCCGTGATTCGAAGGTGCCGGAGTTTCTGTCCAGCGCAACGAAAAACCTTACGCACGTTCCGTCCGAGCTCGTCCATGGCCACGCCGGTCTGTTCGTGCGGGGGAACCCAGCGATAGCCGCGCCCGCGCACTGATTGCAAACAAACCTGATGCTCTTTGAGGAGCTCATCCTTGAACGCCTCGACACTGGCAAGCCACTCGAACTGACGCGCCTTGAACTGCTCCTGCGTGAGCAGCTTCGATTCGCCTACCGAGGGCATGCCGAACCGAGCTTCAAGCCAATCGTGGCCGACGAGATCGCCATACTTGAACTCTTTGAGGAAATCCTCGACCGCCTGCTTGTGCGCCGGATATTTCGTCAGCTCAGACATAGCTCACTCCGAAACGACCGAAACGAGGACGGTATTCGCACACACCGATCAGCTTGCCGGAATCCTCGATGGCCTTCCGCACCTCCTGCATGTCCAGTACGTCGGTGTTGATAGCCACTTCAAGCTCACACGCCCAGTCGAGGAAGATTGGGCGATAACGCATGATCTTCGACTGACCCACTTTGACGCCTCGGCAGTCAACGAAACGCTGATCCTCCCACAGTGCCTCTGGGGTCGACGGCCCGTCGAATTCCAGCACCGCCTTATCGGTCATCACCAGCGCGCCGCGCTTCCAGTGCGTGCCCAGCTTTTGCAGCTTCGCACCCGCAAGGAATGTCGCGTCAAAGTTGGCACCAGGCACGTGAATCCCTGACCGCTCATCGAAGTACACGCCAGCAAGGAATTCAGACTTAGCGATCGCCAAATGGTCTTCGTCGACCTTTTTACGCTTGCCGGTCAACTCCTTATGAGCCTTGGTTGCCGGATGCAGAGGATTGGCGAGCTTGTCGCTATGCATCATCAGCGGTGAAGTGCCTGTCACCCGCAGGTTCAAAATCTCCATGCTCATGCCACAGCCCTCCACATGTAACCGCCTTCGCAACCGGTCGCCTTGTAGGCTGCATAGAGCTCCTCGCGGCGCTTATCGAGAGCAGAAAAGGAGATGTGGCCATCGCTCAACTGGTCGAAGAAATCCATCAGCGGCCCAGACCCCAAAGCGCGAGACGCTGCGAGCATGCTGTTTTTGTGCTGGTACATGGTCATGAAGCGCGACATCAACATGTACAGGTTGCTCGCCTCGAACTGATCGAGATGAACCCCGCCGGTATGTTTTTGCGCTTGAAGGTATTCACCTTCCAGCACGACATAAGCTGCGACGAAGTTTCTGGCGGCACTCAGTTGTTCTGCCGGGATATCAGCGGCTGAGCGCACGCCGAAAGCTGCATGAATTTGAGCCCATATTTTTGCCGTGGCACGACGCTGCGCGTGAGCCGGCAAGCTTGCCACCTTCCCCTTCACGATGGCGCCCAACATGTGGAAGCCGTCAGTTCCGATGGTCTGTCCGATGAGCGTGTTCATCTTGCTTTCATCGTCTTCATAGCGGCCGTGCTTGCGGATCGCTGGAAGCACCTCGGCGGTCACCCATTTTTTGAAATTCTTGGCGGAAGCTTTACGGCTGCGCAGAATTGCCGAATAGAGGCCGGACTCGTTAATAACCAGCATTTCTTGATCGCCGCCAAGGGTACTCACAATCTGAGTACCCTTTTCATCGTCATCCAGAATGCGATTCATGTTGAACGCATCGCGATATTCGAGAGCCGAGGCGACGTCGGTCGCTACGAACCATGGCTGATCACCGATCAGCATGGTGCGAACCAGCTTTTTGCCGAAATTGAATGGGATTACGTTTGTGCTATTATCCGACATGACGATTTCTTCCTGGTAGTTGATCTCGTTACCCAAAACCTCAGCGCCGGCCAGCGCTGGGGTTTTTTTATGCCTCTTGTTTTTCATCTTGCAATTCCTGCTCAAGGGACTTTCTCAGGCGGAATACAATTTCTCCGCTCAAGCTTCGCCCATTTAGTTCGGCCTTGAGGCTTAGCGCCTCCCTCATCAGATCGGCCAGCCTAACCCCTACTACCTTTTTTTCTTTTGATGAACTCATAACTCGCTCCGTGCTTTTGTTTCGTTTGTGTAGTTTTGTTCCGTTTGTGTCGTCTGTCAACAACAATGTTGCATTTGTTGCATTCTGATCGCTCACGCAAGTAATCTTGCGCTAGGCCAAATTGGCCTAATAGAGAGAACGGCACAGAGTTGATGAACAAAACATTCGCTGAAAAGCTCGCAAATTTACGAGCTGAAAAAGACTTCACGCAGCGAGAGCTTGGCGCCATGGCTGGCGTTGCATGGTCGATGATTTCAAAGTACGAATCCGGCCAGTCAATGCCTCGGCTGAAAGTCCTTATGCGACTTGCAGAGGCGCTTGGGGTTTCCATTGATGAGTTGCGCGGCGATTCAAAGAAAATGCAAGAGACGGGGCTCAAGATTTACGAAGGGTTTTCTACGCGACTTGTGAATGCTCGACACAAGGCGAATATCAGCCGGAAGAAACTCTCGGATGCCACAGGTATTCCTCAAGATGACATTGCTGACTTAGAGCTCGCCGTACTACTACCGTTTGAAGAAGATATTGGAAAGCTTGCCGATGCGCTTGGAGTGAGCGCTCAAGAGCTCGCGGGCACGAGGGATGAAGAAGAGGTGGTTCAAGTCCACTTCACCGAGCCGGGATCTGAGGAAGAGCCAGGCACCCGAGAAAATCTTGTTGCAGTTCCTGCAGATGCGTACCGAAATTTCTTGTCCGTCGCTGATAGATTCGATGCGACGCCCGGACAATTGATGTCCGCTATTGTGTCGAGAGAGGTGCAGCTTCTCGATCATCCTGTCGAAGACGTTCCCCCTTTGGCAAACTTCGTGGAGCGCGTGAAAGCGGGCGATCTATCCTAACTTTAGGTTAGGCCGTCACTCAGCATCACCAGCCAAACACACCGCATCCAGTGCAAACATCACATCATCAATCTCATCGCGCGGCAGCGGTGACGGGTGAGATTCCAGCCAGTCGGAGATTTCCCGAGCCGAAAGCGGCAACGGGAACGCCCCGGCCATGCTGGCGATGTACCGACGGCCGCGAGACACGTTTCGGTACAGGTTGAGTAGGTAGGCGGTGAGCGGATCATTCTCGGGCTCGCCGGGGATCGCCATCTTCAGGCGCGAGTAGACCGCCCGCCGCTTTTCGCTTTCCCCGCCCCACTCTTGCTCCCACTCGAAGCGGGCAACGGCTTTCCCACCGACTCGACTCGCTCTTCGGCGGCATCGTTGGCGGCCAGCGCGCCTTCGCGCAGAACGAAGATGAAGAACTCGATGTTGTTCTCGAGCAGCTCAGCTGCGACCGCCGGGGAGTACTTGACCGGGCTCCCTTCTGCGTCCAGAACGCCATCCCAATCTTTCACGATGAAATGGCTGAGCAGCATCGAGTGATTCTGGTGCTCGGTCATTTCACCGGCGACTACACCCACCTGGCCTTCCTCGAATCGCGCATCGTTGCGCTGGATTCGGCGGCGCATGCGCTCAAGGGCGACTTGGTATTCAGGGTTGTCGATGCCGGCGAGCAAGACCTTGGTGTCTTCGTCGAACTTCGCCCAACGTTCGCCGGTGACGGACAGTCTCTTTTTGCCCAGTTGCAAAGCCATGGTTATTCCTCAACGCCACGCCAATAAAAAGGACTCCCCCGGCCGGCGTTTGTACCGAAGGAGTCAAAGGTTTACTGGTTTGGATCGGCCGCTTCGCGGGTAATTGTCGGGCTGAGCTTGGCCACGGTGTAATTCAGCGTGACCTCGATCAGGTCGCGCTTACCGCCGTTCGGCAGCTCGCCGTCAACCTCCACCGCAGGGAAACTGAAGATGTACTTGTTGCCCAGCGTATCGGTGATCGGGAACACAACGGCGATTGGCGTCCGCGTGAAAGTGTTCTTCCAGATCTCCCAAGCCCGCTTCGACCAGGCCAGCGTGATGCTGCCAGTGATGGCGGCCTCGGTAGCGATGTGCGCGCCCGGGCCGAGACTGTCAGAGCCAAGGCAGCGCTGAGTCTGGAGGCTGTTGTCGAGGTTGACGGTCATGGCCGAGACGCACGCCACGCCTTCGAGCGACTGGCCATTGACCAGAATCGTGCCGACGTTGTTGTTCGAAAAGAACGGCGTGGTGGTCGGCGCATTCGGCGAGACAACGATCGAAACTTCGCTGTCGGCGTAATCCAAGCAGGCCATGTTGAAGGTGGTTGTGATCTTGCCTTCGGACGGGATGTCGAGGGCGAAGGTCGATACGTGCGCGCCCTTGAACACGCCATAGACGCCGACGTCGTTGTAGCCTTTTGCGATCGAAAACGTGTGTCGGGTATCTCCCACGCGCAGAACATCTGCCGTCCAGACGCCGTAGAAGGCAGCTTCGAGCAGTTGGTCGAACGAGCCGAACGAGAATTCCGCTGTCAGATCGCCGCCGATATCGATGCTGGTGGCCACCGAGCCCTGGCTCAGGCGGGTGTCGGTGATTTCGTCGCTGACTTCTGTGTTGACGGTCGGGGTCAGCGCGTTGCCAGTGAGGCGCAGCGTGTCCCAGGTGCCGGTGGGAGTAACGCCGGGCGTCACCTCCGCAATGATGTGGCTTACAACTTTTGCGCCGCTCGACATGGTAAGTCTCCAGATTGCGGTCGTAAAAAAACCGCCATTTGGCGGCCTGCGATGTGCGAGCGGTTTGCGCTCAGATGGTCTTTCCGAGATCCTTGAGGGTTGCCTGATACCCGAGAGTTACGCCTTGCATCACAGCTTCTTTGATGAGGTCCACTGTCGATATCTTGGCCTTCAGATCTTCGCCGAGCTTCGTATCGAGAATCTTGTCCGCCAGAAAATCCGCGACTGCATCGGTGCCTTTTTCGCGAGCCGCCTCAAACCCGTTCGGCTCCTTGATGGCGAATTGGTTGGCGCTGACTAGGAACTGCGAGGCAATACCCAGTCCAATACCGGCAGCCACATACTGGCCATCCACCAATTTGAGTTTGACCGTCCACTCAGGGGCCAGCTTCGCCGCCTGAACGCTGGATTTATCGACGTGATCCTGCCGGATGTACGTCACGCCATCGACGATGACAAACGGTTTCGGGAGGTTGCATTCCATGGCCCCGATGTGAGTGGCAACCCGTTCATCAGCTTGGCATCGCGCGCTGGATTCATGGGTGACATTCGCCACGGCGATCTTTTCCAGCGGCGCCAACGGCTCAGAGTCGGGTGCCGGTGTGCAGCCAGTCAGCCCGATGACACGAACCACGCCTTCGATCTCTAACTCCCCGCTTTCTTTGTGGAGCTTCCAGCCGGAGACGCCTGGAACATAATTTGCGCTTTGCATTTTCCCTCTCAGCCGGCGCGAAACCGGATGTTGACGTTGATTTGGTAGAAGCCCTCGAACTCACCGGCGACCACTTGGCTGGCTTCCATGCACTCAAGGTCGCCGGACATCCAGTAGGCGAAGTGAGCCTCAAGCGCGTCGGCCAGTTCGTTGATGGCCTTGGTACCGGTGCGTTCGCGAGCGAAGCACTGGATGCTGATCTGACCGGGTTTTCGGGTATGCGGTCGGTCGGCCATGCCAGCCATGAAGGCTGAGGCGTATTGAATATTCAGCCGGCACCAGAGGCCGGTCGCCGGCGGCGTGAACACTTCCGGCTGGTTCGGGTAATCGATCCGCGCCTGGTCAATGCCGGTGAAGGCCACCATGCGCCCGGTGATGAGCGCTCTGATCTGCTCGAAGGTCATGTGTAGGCCTCGGATACGCCGATGAAAGCGAGGTCATAAACTCCGCCGGGCGCCTGCGTGGAATGCCCCAACTCCAGCATCTCGCCGTAGGGGCTGTTCGTTTGGATGTAGATGACGGGAAACTGTCCCGATGCCTTGATGAGCATGCTGCCCTTGCTGATCGTTTCGCGGCCGGACGGGTCGACGTTGTCGGTCACGGTCATGTCGGGCGCGCCGATCGATACCAGGTGACTGCCTCGGAACGTGCCGCCGATGTAGCCCTTCCCCGCTGCCTGCGCTTTGACGAAATAGTTCTCCTCGCGCTCGCGCTTGGTCAGCTTCTTGAAGGCCCGGCCACCGGTGCGCGCCGCGTTGCGAGCATCGACGTTCGCGTCGTACGCATCAGCTAGCGCCACGTTCTTCGTGCGCAGCGCCACGTTGGCCTGCCACAGGTCGGGGTTGCCAACCGGCGAGCGGTTCACCACCTCCGTTAGCATGGCGGTCGCGATGACACGCGCCATCTGGGTGATGTCCTCGCCAGCCTGATCGGCAAACTCGGTGAGGCTATGGCTCCAGCCTGCTTTGGTGGTCATCAGACTTTCCTCAGCTGGATCTCGTAGTGGGCGCCGGCCGGGTCGGTCTGGACATTGACCACGTCGAAATCGTTGATCTTGTGGCCGATGTCCGGAACCCCGCCAATCGTTTCGTTGGTCAGCGCGATCAGCAGTTGGTCGGTGGCGCGGATGTTCACGCCGTCGACCTGTGCGATCTTGAATGCATCGAACACACCTCGGCCGGTGTAGGCGATCACCACGGGGTCGCCCGCCGCCTCAGTGACCGGATCCCACGTTCCCGGCAGCGTCACGCCGCCACTGAATGGCTGCACAGCGTCGGCAAGATCAGTGTCGAAGGCTTCGGCCAGATCCGCCTGAATCTCTTCACGTAGGCCCATGGGTCACCTGTACACGTTGAAGCTGAAGCCGCTGGCGCGCCACTGCGCGAGCAACCCAAGCGCGAACTGGACGCCATCGGGAAGCGCGGTCGACTTGCTGGTGTCGATCGAAGCGAATGTCTTGCTGGTTGTCACCGACCCGGCCTTCACCGTCTTGGCCTCCAGAGATCCCTCGGTGTGCTGTTGGTACAACTTGCCCTCAGAGGCGACGACCGCCAGCTCAGCGCCGGCCTGCTTCACCTCATCGGGAATCGCGTCCATGTCGATGCCCACCAGATTGAGCGAGGTCATATAGGCATTCGCCTGCAAAACCGCCCGGGCCTTCTTGTCATCTGGAGCCCATGCGGCTCCGAGGATGGCGTCAACCTCCGCCACGGTGATGTAAGTAGCCATCAGGCCTCCGCTTAAATGAGTGGGGCCGAAGCCCCAGGGTGTTACTGGCTGGCCTTGAGCAGAGCAAGCAGCTCGGGCTTCGAGTCGTTGACCTTGTAGGCCACGCCCTTGGCGTCGAGCTGTTCCTTGATCTGCACGACGGTCAGCTCGTCGAGAACTGAGCCAATGTTCTGCGGCGCAGGAGTCAGCCGTGCGACGTCTGCGCGGAGCAATTCAACTTCACCCAGCAGCTCATCACGCTTGCTCTTCAGCGAGGCGATGCCTTCGTGAATGGAGGACAAGGCATCGAACAGGCGAATCGGCAGTTCGCCGACGCCAGGATGCTCCAACGGAGTAAGACCTTCGGCCGCTTCGATCAGCAGCACGATGCCGTCGCGCTCTGCATTCAACTTTTCGATCAGCTCCTGCAGCGCAGCGACATCAACACCGCCTTGGCCGTCGATCACCAGTACCGGCACCGGAGCAGCCTGTCGCAGTGTCACTTCAGGCACATCGACAACTTCGCCCTCGCGGTCTTCAGTGACGTTCACGTCAACAATTCGCAAGCCTCGCTCTTTGGCCAGCGCCTTTACGTTTTCCCGGTACTGGTGGAACGGGCCGGGCAGATACCAGATTTTGTTGCTCATGATCATGTCCTCGCGGAGCCGGGCACAAAGCCCGGCTCAGCAGTCAGGGTTACTTGGAGGCGTCACCGATCAGAGCCACACCGGCGGTGTGCTTGATGCTGGTGGCGGTCTTGTCCCAGTTGGTGCCGGTCGCCAGCTCAGCGTCGGTCGGCGACTTGCCACCGACGGTGGTATCCCAGGTGTAACCTTTCAAGCCCAGACCGAAGGTGTAATCGGTCTGAAGCGTGGTCTCGATGCGTTCCTTGCCGTTGGTGGTCTGGACGTTGCTGATGATGTCGCGGCCGTCGTGCACCATTGCCGCGCCCTGCACGAGGGACAGAACGATTTCCTTATTCGGCGTACCGGTCTGCATCAATGCAGGGGCGTCGGTGACAACCGAGATCTTGCCGAGGATGTCGACCACGCGAACATTACCCGCTTGGAACAGCTGCTCGCTGTTGGTAAGCGCCTGGCCGACCAGCTTGTGGTAGGTCGTGCCCTGCATGATCTGGGTGACCAGCGACTGACTTGCATCGCCAAACTTCGCGTGAGCGTTGTTCAGTGCGGCCTGGCTGATGCCGGCGGTTGCAGACACATCATTGACGGCTGCCGCCTGAGCGGTGATCGCGGCCACCAACGCAGCGATCGCGGTGTTCAACTGATCCTTCAGCAGGATCTCGGCGAACGCGCGCGATGCGACTTCGATGCCCTGTGCGGTTGGGCGCTCCAGCCAAGTCATCTGCGAAGGCTCGTAGCGGATCGGGCCGAAGCCGCCTGCCACTTTTACCGAGGAGTTCTTCAGCTCGGTCAGGTCGGTGATCGGTGCGGCGCCGTTGGCGGCGTAGCGATCGACGCGGCGCTGGGCGGCAGCCAGGGTCTGGAAGAACGACTCCTGAAGGAAGTCGCCGGTGAAGCCGTCAGGCGAAAGCAGGATGGCGCCACGACTGGCAGCGTTGAACGCCACCAGCATCTGGTCCAGCGTCTCGATGGTCGCCGGCATTACGTATTCGTTGAAGACCTGCATTTGCGACAGGGACATGAGTGATTTTCCTTATTTCTGAGGGAGGTCTGGGAACCGGCTCGCGATTGCGGCCTGTCGTTCCTCTTTGGTGCCGCCGATGTTTCCTTTTGCGGCCCCGCCGCCTTTCCCAGCACCGCCGGCCCCGCCGCCCGATGCCTTGCTGCCAGCGATCAGCGGGCCAAAGGCCGGATCGTTGGTAAATTCTGCTTTCAGCTCGTCCAGCGTTGCCGCCGAGAGCTTGCCGGCCGAGTCCAGCACGACGACGGTTGGTTTGCCGTCGCGCTGCTCAACGCTGAGCCGGCGTTCGATGTGGGGAAGCAATGCCTTGGAGCTGCCCGGAATGGCGAGAGTGGTCGCGATCTCGGTAGCAGTACGGCCCACGGTCAGATCCCGGATCTGGCCTTGCAGTGTGCTATTCGTGCTTTCGAGTTGGCCGGTAAGCTCGGCTTCGCGGCGTGCGTACTTCTCAGACCAGGACTTTTCGAGCTCTTCGACGTTGCCGGACTTGCGCAGCGCCTCTTCGCGATCCAGTCGCGCCTGATCCTCAGCGGCTTTACGTTTCTCGGCTTCTGCCTTCTTCTCGTCCAGGAGCTCTTGGACTTTGGATTTCAGACCGGAAACATCTTCCGGCTGTGGCAGCCCTTCAATGCCGAGGACGAACTTGCCGTCCTTCTCGACGTACAGGGCTTGGATGGATTCGTCGACGCCTTCGAGGCTGTCCAGTTGGAATTTCAAGGTCATTGCTGTCTCCCAGAGACGTAGTGCAGGCCCTGCCTGCGGACATAAAAAAGCCCCACCGATTGGCAGGGCTGTTCAATTCAGGTTGGTGCTATAGGCCGGCACGTTCGAATGCCAGCGGCTCCAGGTCTTTCAACTGCTGGAGGGTGAGCGTCTTGCCGTTATCGTCGATGAACCTGTCGAGGGTTAGCTCACCTTTGCTGAACAGCGCATACCGGTTCGGCCCGAGGATGTCGCGCTGGAAGGCAGCAGGCTGGCGCGAGAGCCATTCCTGATAACTGGTCTTGCTTGACACCAGCGTCACGCCATCCGGGCCGATTGAGGGCCGCGTCGAGCCTTTGATCTCGCGTGCAAACTCGTCCTTCAGCACCGGAATCAGCGTGGTGCGGCAGCCCCAGTGATACGGCGGCTTCGGTCCATCCAGCGGGATCACCGTCTGGTCGACGCTCATGCAGAACAGAGTGGTCTTCGAGTCCAAGGTCGCCACCCTGCGCATTCCCACGAGGATGTCGTCGTTCGCCTTCAGCGCCTCCACTCGCGCCGTGCTGGCGATGTGGTTGGTCATGGTGCGAACGAGTGCGCCAGCCTGATCCTGGTGCAATTGGTGAATGCTAGTCAGCCGCCGGCTGATCTGCTGGCTGGTTTCGCCCAGGCTCGAACCGATCTGAATCTCGCCGATGATCTCGGCCGCCTTCTTCGTGCCGAACTGGTCGAGCGCGCCGCTGATGCTGATGCGCTGAACCCCCTTGCGCGCTTCGAGCTGCAGCGGGTCGGCCAGGGCTGCGGCGGAGATCATCTCAGCCGATGGCACATTGAGCTGAACCACTGCACGGACAACCTTGCCCAGCATCGTCGCGTTGAACTGGGCCTCGTAGGTGGCGAACTCGCCGAGATCCAGCTGAGCGCGCCCTTTGAGATCGTCGTAGATGCCCCGCAAGTCGCCCTGAAGCGTTTCGATCTGAGTGTTGTACCGACGCGTACCGTAAGCGCTCAGGCCGTCCGACACGCGCTGCTTGGCGGTCTTGATTGCTTTGCTGATGAACGATGCTACACGCTTCAGGTTTCCGCCTGCATACCGCTGAACGTAAATCTGGTGACGCGTGGCGGCGTCCTCAAGAAAGCCTTCGTTACTCATCGTTTCCGCCTACCGGTGGCGCGCTGGCCAGCTCTTCGTCAATCTTCTCATCGGTGCGATCTGCCTCAAGCACGCCGCCCTGGCGCAGGTTCACCCGGACATCAGACTTCGCAATGAAGCCCTGCTGCCACAGTTGCACCTGGGCGAGGATGTCTTGCGCGGTCATCGTCTCGTCGAAGAACGACTGGTTGAGCCAGAACACCGTGCCCTTCTCGTCCGGCGCGTCCATCATGAAGCGCTCGGCGTCGAGGATGGCTCGCTTCAGGGCCTCGGATACGTTGCCGGCGATGGTGCCCAGCACGCTGTTGTCTGAGCTGTATCGGATACGAACCGCTTCCGCAGTCTCGGCGCCGCTGCCCTGCTGCACGACGCGGGCGCCGATCATCAGCATCTGCTCTTCCTTGTCCTTCATCAGGGTGCGGGCGAGCTGGGTTTCAGTGGCCTGCAACATGACCGCAGACCCGGACTTGCCAAGGTTGTGCCCGCGGCGCGAGCCGATGTGCATACCGTTCGGGTTCAGCTTTGCGAACTCGTCGGCGTCAATGCTGGTGGTGATGAAAAGGGTCGGCTGACTGCTGATGAATCCGCTTTCTTCGACCGTGGCGCTATTTCCGTAGTGCAGAATGTTAACGTCGGCCAGATCTTCCAACGGCGACTTATCGATGCTCGCATCGTTGTTCTGGGCGCCGTAAAAGCTAAACGGAATGTGATCGAAAGGCGCGCCCGCTTTATCAGTAGGTTGCGTTTCTGAATAGTCTTCCTCGCCTTCCTTATATACGCGCTGAACGTAGGAGCCATCGATCAACAAAAGCACCCGGTTCTGCTTGTATGTCTCGCGACTCAGGTCTGTAGCATTGAACTCTGAGACGCACTCTCGCAGGTTTACGTACACCAGATGCTTCACACCATCGATCACCTGCTCGTCCCAATCAACAATCGACATGGCGTCGTAGTGATGGATGAGCGCCCGCTTGCTGACCAGGTCGGCCATCGAGCTGACACCGCTTTCTGTTACCACAGTCGGGAAGTCGACCAGAAAGCCGCCTCGCCCGCTATCCAAGCACTCGCCCACCGACTCCTTCGATAACTGCTCAAGACTGGTGCCATCGCCGCTGGCGTTCTCTTTCAGGTACTCAATCGCGGTCGGCAGGGATAGTTCGGCAGTCTTGCAGAAGACCGCACCCATCAAGCCGGTGCGAGTGCGACCGGTGATGTTGAGGAACATCGCCCGCTTCTTGTACTGCTTGTACCGAGCCAGATTCTCCGGTGATTTGTTTTCCGGGTCTGGCATTGGCAGGTATTCGTCGTGCTTGCGCACCTCTCGCGCACCGGCTACGCAGCGTTTCACCAACTGCCAGCCAGGCAGGGCTTGTGCATACTCTGCCCGGGGAGTGCTGAAATTCGCCATGGATGGCCTCAGAAGCTGAATGTGACAGGAATGTGAGTGACGGGCCTGATGATTGGGTAGTCGTGGTGAATGAAGTAGCCGCCTGCGTCGTTCGCGTGGTCGACGCCTGACTTCTTGTCTGGCTCGCCATTCGGCGCCCATACCTGTTGCTCCAGGCCGTCCGCATATGTCGGGCAGCGCAGTGGGTTTACAAAGTACCGCCGCTCACCATTGGCGTTGCAGAACATCGCGTTCATGGCGTTGATGCGGTCTTTCACCGGCGGGTTTGCATCCGGCGCGATGACGCTGAATCCCGCTTGGCGCAGGATGGCAATGTCTGTCTCGCTGGCATTCACCGACTTTCGAGATCCACCCGAGGCGTCCGGATAGATACGGATCTCGCAGGTTTTCTCGTAGTCCTTGCCGTTGTAGCGCCAGTAGCGCTCCTTGATACGGCGAATCATGTCGGGCGTGTCGAAGCCATCGATCAGCTCGTCGACCGCCCGAGGCTTGTCGTCTGCGCGCTTGACGTGCGTGATCGCCGCCATCTTGCCGACGTTGAAGTCCATGCCGATGAACAGCGGCTCGCCGGGCTCCACCGCATCGAAGCAGCCATTCAGCTTCCGGTCGTACGCGTGGTAGATCGAACCGGCATTCAGGTTGACGAACTGGCCGTTGAGGTAGGCCAGGATCAGCTGCGGCGGGTAAGACTCCATCAAGGATGGGATGTAATCGGGCGGCAGGTTCAACTCGTTGTCGAACGTGCTGGCTTGCACCAGGCCGTACATACCTTGGAGCGAAGGCTTCTCGCGCAGCTGCTTCACGAACTGCTGGTAGACGAACTTGAATCCTTCCGGTGTCGTGGTCACGTCTACGCCGTTCTTGAGTCCCGGCTCGTTGTAGCGCATACGGGCAATGATCTTGCGCCATGCATGCTCTGCCTTCAGTGCGGGCAAGACGTCCAGTTCATCCACCAGCGCATGGCCAATCTTGAAGCCAACAATCGTCTGCGGCTTCTCCATCGATCGGCAGATAGTCGTGCTGCGATACTGGCCGCCGCTGTAGAACTCGACTTCCTTGTCGCTCTCCTTCGTCTTGACCTTCAGGCCCCAGTCGAAAGCCACCTCTTCAATCGTCGGGAAGAAGATGTCGCGGATCTGCGGATAGGTCGGAGCGAAGTAACCCGAGTTGATCCGAGGCCATTCCCATACGTGCTTGCAGATACCTGCGCAGCCTACCCACGTTTTCCCGGAACCAAACCCAGCGACAAAGCCGCGAAACTTGTTCTCCATCTGGAGGAATTTTGCCTGCGGGACGTTAAGCGTCGGCATCAGGCTTCCTCGCGTCCACCACGTCTACCTGCACTCGGGTGGGTGGGAGGTTGTCGTGAGGGTTTTCGTTTTTGGTCTGGCGGTTCACATAGACGTCGCCGACTTCCTTCGCAGCCTGCTCCAGCAATTGGGCAGTCAGCGCCATGTTCTTCATGTTCTCGGCCTTCTCGGCCATGCGTCCCAAGGTGCGAAGTCGATACGCCCGGTTGGCGATCGGGATCTCTGCTGTCTCTTCGCGAAATCTCTTTCGGGTGTCATTGAACAGGGTCTGCCACTTCACGTGCAGGTTGCGTCCAACGTACTTGGTCGGGTCGTATGCCTCGCACTGTTGGCGGGTTACTTCGAGGCCAAATCTTTCTTTGACGGACGCCACCACTTGCGATGGCGTGTCAAAGCAGGCGAGAGCCTGTACAACAAAGGCTTTCACCTCGTCTCTGAGTGCGGCCATAAGTGGGCATCCGTCAAAGTACTGTCAAAGTCAGGCCGACTTGAGCAGACAGGTTCCGCAGGCCCTCGATATGTTCAATTTCCCCACCTCGGCAGGATTGTTTGCAGCGTCCACCAACTCTTGCACTTGAGGGCTCGCCCCATACCGACGCACCACACCGACGAACTCTTCAACGTCATGTCCGCGCATCTCAAGCTTGGGCAATCCTTCCTCGGTGAACTTGGGTGCGCCGTACTGATCGGTCGCCTGAGCGATGTGGTACAGCTCATGTTCGACCAGTGCGCAGAAGTCAGCGTCAGAGCATTGGGCGCAGTAGTCCGCGGCCAGGGTGATGATGAAGGCCGGCACGTCGCCGAACCAATCCCACATCTGCTGCTCCATGCGGGCTTTCTGCCAACCACCGGCGCGGAACGCTACCTGCTCCGCCTGGCCAACGACTGTGCGCCCCTTCTTCGTGAATGCGGCAGACGCCCACATGACTCTCACGTCCGCATCGATCAGATAGGCATGGTCTTCGTTGTGGATGCTTCCGGTGTCAGCGAGGATTTCTGCTTGGAGCCACTCCCACACTTCTGGCGCTGGGATCAGGCGGATACCGAAGCTGGAAAGCTCGGACAGGTCGAGCATTGACTCCGGTGGCATCGGTCTACTCACGCATCACCCCGAGCTTGTATTGATGGCTGGATGCCGGTATTTGTGGATGCCACCTATAACAGGAGTACCGCTATGGATGAGCGCTTTAAGTTGATGGAATTCATAAACGCCCAGGCTAGAAATACAAGCTATCGCGTTATTGATCTGCGCGATCAAGGAAGTCCTACCAATATGCAAGTTTACGGTGAGCGGTCGGCAGCTGAGGCGGCTCTGGCGCTTGCCACCAGGAACCAGCTGAGCCTTGGCGAAACCTATAACCGCACCCTTCTCAGAATCAATGGATCGCTATCGACTGACTTGGAGGGCAAAGAGGTATTCGTCGGTCTTAACCGACAAGAGTCCGAAAGATACGCCCGGCTTCAGCTCGAGAACGAAGCATCTGACGAATTCATCGACTTGGATCACAAGCACCGGGAGGCTCGCACCGGGCTCCGGATCGATTCGACTGAGCTCTGATCGGGACATTCCGTGATCAGCTACACCCTGATCTGTCGCGACACAATTTGCACTCCAGCGAAACGTGTCGCGACCTACTTGCTTTGACTGCGCTTGATCTGCGCGTCCACCTGATCTGCACAGGTGTCGAGCAGGTTGATGGCTTGGTTCTTCAGCTCCCACAGCTGGCCGTTGTCAGCGAGGTCTTCGTCAGCTACCCGCTCACAGGGCACCAGCTCAGGCGCTTCAATTCTTACGGCCTTTGTCTGGGTTACCATTGGCGGCTTTCCCGCGCAGGCCGTCAGGCAAAGGCTGAGCAGCCCAATCACGAACAGGCTTGCTGTTGCGTTTGAGTTCTTCAAAGTCCTTCTCCGCCTTTTTGGCCTTGGCCTGACTGGCCTGCAACCGCTTGTTCAGGTCTTTCTGGTAATCGGCGTTGCGCTGGGCTTCGGCGCGCAGTGTGGTGATCGTGGCCTGGCTTTCGAGGTTGGCGTCCACCGCCTTCTTCTTCTCGCTCGCTTCGAATGCCACCTCCCCGCGAAGAGCGACGACGCGCGACTGCTGAATCCCAATGAGGAGCAGCCCGACCAGAGCGATGATGATTGCAGCGGCGAAGGCCTTCATGCGGCATCCGCCTTGCGACCGAGGAAACGGGTCACCAGTTCGCGTATGGCTGTCACGCCAAGAAAGCCGATCGTGCCACCGGCAGCGACTGACAAACTGGAAGGCCAGGCCATCCACTCAATAAGACTCGACGCGACCAAGCTCAGCGATCCACAGATCAGCGCCTCAAACACAATCCGGCGCTTACTGGTTTCCTTCGCGTCATACATGACTCGAAGCAACGATACGGTGATGGACATGATCACGCCCTGCCAGAGCGGATTGCTCAACGCCAGCCAGATCTTGGCCCATGTGTCTGGCTTGTCAGGCATGTTTGGCATCCGGGTTGCCTCCCCCTTGGGGAGATTGATAAATCCGGCGTCCACTGCACTCCCAGCTCGGAGCAATGGGTGTGGGGAGCCGAAAACGAAAAAGCCCCGATCAATATCGAGGCCCTGAATAGATGCCGAAGCAATAAAACAAAAATGTTATATTAACACATAAGTGTTGTAGAATGGACTCATCCAAACAACGAGGCGAGGTGATGAAGTTCAGCGAATTCAGACGATGGTTGAAGGCCCAAGGGGTGACCTTCGAAGCAGGCAAAGGAAGCCACTTCAAAGTCATCGCCCCAAACGGCAACAGGACAACCTTCGCGGATCACGGCAGCAAGGAAATGCCCGAACCGACCCGCAAGGCGATCATTAAACAACTGGGGCTCTGAGAGCCCCTATCCAAATTCTGAACTGAACTCATCACGTTCAAAAGGAGCGACCATGTACGACTATGCAATCCGTTTCGAGAAAGGCGACGAGCCAGGCTATGCGGTGTTCTGCCGTGACTTACCTCAACTCAACAGCTATGGCGATGATCGAGACCATGCGATCAGTGAGGCAGTCGACGCAATCGAAACGACCCTCTCCCTCTACGTAGATGAACGCAAACCAATCCCTGAAGCGACTCCACCCCAGGAAGGCGAACACGTAGTTCACCTGCCGGCGGTGACCGTTGCCAAAATCGCTCTATGGAACGCAATGATGGAGCGAGGTATGCGAAAGGCAGACTTGCGCCGCTTGTTAGGTGTAGCCCAGGTGCAAGGCGATCGCTTGGTGGACTTTCTTCACACATCGAAGATGGAGCAACTTGAAGCAGCATTGGACGCACTGCAAGCATCAATTCGCGTTAGCCCTTCCGAGTCTGGCTGGATTGATCTTCCGTATGGTGGCGGCATGGCCGGTCTTTACATTGAGCGATTGGTCGATGCATTCGAAGCCGCTGACGTAACCGAAATGCCAATCGGAAAAACCATGGAAGGACTTGCGAAGGTAAAGCGCTACTCGCTGGACTTCATCTTGCGATCCCGCTATGCACGCCAACCAAACACGATGCAGGCAGTGGATGCGGTTCTTGACCAGATCGTCGCAACCGGTCGCTTCCGCCGCTCAACGATGAAAGATCCGGTAACCGGCAAATCGGTCGACAGCATTGCACTGATCTAATAAGCGCGCTCGTCTTTCCGAGCTGTCGGCCAAAGGCCTTCTCAACGTCGACGCCCCTTTGCATCGATCTCGGTGATCCAGTCTCGCGCCCCCCCGACAGCATGGTGAGGTAAGGGTGCGCGGGCTGCCGGTGTTGATTCCGTGCGTCGCACTATCCGGCTATCGACGTCCAGGCCTTCCCTAAGGATTTACTGACCACAGATAAATTCGAGACAATAAAAAGCCCCGCACTTGGCGGGGCTCATTTAATGGAAATTATTAGTTTTCAGCGCAATCTTCGCAAAGGGGGTGGCCGCCAACGTGCGTGGTTGCCTTCTGATCACAAAAATCACATTCCGTACCCGGGAGCGGGTCAGCGACTTCCTCACAAGACTCGCAAAGGTCACGGGAACTTAGATCCTCGTCTTCTGCACCGCATTCAACACATTTACCAGACATGCTCATTCTCTCTCGTTCTTCTGGGAGGGAATTATCAGCCGAGGAGCGCCAAGACAACAAGAGGTAAGTGGACAGCCACACGCCAAAAAATGAAAAAACCCAAAACAATGTTTGGGTTTTTGCTAGTCAATCCCTAACGCGCAAGATCGACAGGATGGATAAATACTCTCTCACTTTCTCACTCATTGCAATGGCTTTTTGCTACGCCGCGCAACTTTCGATCAAGCCCTCCGCATCAAGCAGCTCCTGTGCCGCTGTGAGTGCTTCGTTGACCTGGTCGTCAAGCCCTTTTCGAATCGATGACCGCCACCGATACCGGGTGGATTCAGGCTTACCGTCGTTATCCCAGTTGGTGATGTCGTACCAGGCCGCAGGGAGCACCGTAGAGGAGCGCTTACCCTCCGTACCGCCAACTTGCGGGATAGCCCACGTCAGCACTGCACACTCCCTGAACCGCCGCGGCGCCGGCGACCTCACTGTGTTCAGCAGCTCAAGGATCGCGCTGTGCTTGCGCTCTTCATGCGTTGAATACTTCGCTACCAGTGCGCGCCAATGCGCCGGAGTAAGCGCTTTGTGCAGGCGTCCGAACACCCAGCAATCTTGGAGCAGGGCCGCCTCCCTGCCTACGATCTCCCCCTTCTGCTTGTCGCACTGCACCTTGGGCTCAAAGTCGCAGCCCCCTGCCGAACTGATTGTCTCGGCGGCCAGCGCCCGGACTACAGCGGAAACCACGTTGCGATAAGTCATGCTGCAGCCCTCTTCAGTTCGCGTGTCTTGGCTCGGTATTCGGCCTTGATGGTTTTGATTTCTTCGACGGTGTACTTGCGGGGCTCATGAGGCCCTTCCAGCCAAGTCACGGTTTCGGCGCCGATGCGCGTCACCAACCGGATGCGGTACTCGACCGCGTTACCGGACAGGTTGCGGTTGCACTTCACGCACTGGCGGTGAATGTTCAGCGGCTCGAACCGCAGCTCAGGGCAGGCACCGACGGATCGGTAATGCCCAGCGTCCCAACGGCTGCCCGTCATGAGATCGTTGTCGTTCGGCATCGAGTCGCAGCTAATGCATGGCAGGTGCGCGTCACGCAGACGGACGAACTCATTCACGGCCGACTGTGCTTCGCGCAGGTGATCCGCCCTACTCTTCAGCTTCTCCTTGCGCACCTGGATCTCGCGGCGACCAATCTGGGCCAACGCCTTGCCGGCCTTCGCCTGATTGACGTCCTTGATGGCCAGACCGCACTTGTACCCACATACCGTCTGCCCGAGTCGCTGAGGGACGAATGAGTCTCCGCACGCTGGGTTTTTGCACTTCTTCGGCTTGGGCGCCTTCTTCTCCTTGGGCGCTACACGCATGGTTCGGCCTCCTTGGCGGGGTATACCGTCCAGTTGCCGATACCGTTCCAAACGCCAGATCCGCCCATGTGATTGATCGAGCCCGGGGCGCAGCCAAGGGAGACAGCGAAGAACCCAAACCAAACCTGCGGTGCATATACCCAATGCGGGAATTTACGCCCCTTGAACCCATGAACCTTTCCGCACGCCCAGCAGAAACGCGTGAACGAAGCGGCCGCGACAGCGGTGTAGATCAGATGTCCGCAGACTTTGGCGAATTTCCAAACCAGCCAACCGTTGAATGCGACTCCGCAGCCGAGGCCCCAGTAGACGTACCATTCGATATGGCTCATCTGTACCGCCCTCCCCACTTGTCCTGCTCAGTCCAGCGCACGTCATGTTCTGCGCCGAAGGCATGCATCAGCTCGAACAAATCGCTGAACCACTTCTGCGACTGCTTGCGGGTCGACACGGCCATCACGACAAAGCCACCGTCGAGACCAGGCTCGGCGCGCTGCTTCTCCAGTGAGGCACTGAAAAGGCACTTCCAGTCCTCACTGGTCAGTTTCTTGCCGTGCCAGATGACCTGCTCGGATACGTCCTTGAGCATTGCCCACATCTTGCGGTTGCAAACGTCAGGTCGCTTCTCGTCCTTGATGACTACGATCTTGGGTTTGGTGAAGTCGGTTGCGTGCAGGACGCCCATCAGGCGGCTGATATCGCGCTGGCTGCGGATGGCGAACTCGTTCATGGCTGCACCTCTTGGGCCATGGCCAGATAGTCCGCCTCCTTGTCCACTGAGTAGAAGCCAGCCCCGACGACCTCTTCGTGCAGCTTGCGCATATTCCCGAGAGCACACTCCAGCATGCGGGCGTGGCTCACGCCGTTGTTCGGCCTACCAAGCCCTTTCTGGTCGTAGTAGCCCGGGCAGCCGAGAGCGTGATTACTGCGAATGGCCATACTCATGAGCAGGCCAGCCGAGGGTGTGAGGGGGATAAGCACCTTGCCTTCACGCTCTTTGCGCAACGCCTCGTTCTCAGCTAGCAGCTCGAGCGCAACCTCTTCCACGGTTTTCTCGCCGAGAAAGTCCTGCAAAGCTTCAGTGTTGCGCTTCCACTCTGCACAGTCAGACCGGAATGACGCGGCCTCGGCCCACAGCAGCTTCTGGAGTTTTTGTTTGTCGATGGTCATGTCCGTAGCTCCGTATTCTTCCTGCCGAACTTGGCCAGCAGTTGCGCCCGTGCTGCGGCGCCAGATGTTGGGATCTGCTGAATTTCCAGCAACCGCGCCTGGCGCAAATCTCCATGCTCCTCGGCACGCTGCAGCTCGGTTTTCTGACGGTCATGCCCGATTCCTTTGGCAATGTCTTCCAGAGGTAAGCCCTGCACTAGCAGCCGAATGGTGATGTCGTAGGCGCGGTCGAACACTTCGCTGGCTTTGTCCGATTCCAGATCCCCGAGGTTGTGCATTTCGCATTGCAGCGCGGCGTGACGAACCGCCTCATGCGACCAGGCGCGATTGTCGAAACGGCTTGGATGGGCGTTTTCCAACGCCTCACGAAACGCCTTGTCGTGCGGTGGGATGCCCAGCATTTCTGGCGTCGGTTGGCACAGTTTGATGAACTTGCCGACACTCGGCATGAAGTCAGTGCCCAGCATCCGGCAGCGCTCAACACCGAATCGGATCTGCTCGAGCTGGCTGATCCCTTCGACCATGAATGCCTTCGTCCAGCTGCGCTTTGCAGAGTTGAGTGCGTCGTCAGTCGGCCAGGCCTGCTTCCATGCCGGGAAGATCGCCTGCAGCTCACGAAACAGCGAGTTCACGACATCGACAGCTTCGGGCGGCAACGTCTTCGGCATGACCGGGACGGCTGGCGGCTGATGGCTGCCCATCGCAGCGACAAGGTCAATGTTCGCTCCCGATGATTTCAGAAGCTGGGCCGCGCTTTGTGGCGGCTTCGGCTTGCTCACAGGACACCATCCATGTTTTCAGCCCAGTCGCGCCCGTCGAAGTCAGGGCCGTTTGCCTGTCTGCGCAGCGGGAACTGGCGCACATTGCTGGCCGTTGCGTTGTCACGCTTCATCCACTTCACCAGCAGGCTTACCCAGGAGGCCTGAGTCTCGACGCGACCAGAGGCCGAGTAGTGGCAGACGAAGGCTGCGGTCGCCTCACTGGTGAACTCAGCTACCGGAATCGCCATGCGTAGCGCGTAAGACTTCAGCAGCTTCTGGTCAGGCACCCAGTCGAGGGTCATTTCAGTTGGCGACTTTGGGTCGGCAGCAGTCGGCGAGTCCGCTGGCGAAGTGTTGTGTTGATCTTCTCTTCTCTTCTCTTCTTTAGGTAACGCAGAACTAACGCTGGCAGCGTTACCTTTGGTTTTGTGGTTCGAGACCCTTTTTGCAGTCAAGGCCCTGTTTTTTCCGGTCTTCCCGTTGTGACGCTCAAAATGAGGAAGGCTGATTACACCGTCATATTCAGCCATCCAACCCACGGCCTTCATGTGGTCACAGAAACCGTTAACGCCAACAGAACGATCGAGTAACTTTTTGCTAACGCTCGGAGCGTTACCTTTTTCGGTTTGCTGATCGAACCACGCCCACACGCGCATCAGCTTGCCGACCACTGCATCCTGATCAATGTCAGCGAGGTCAGCGATCTGGCAAACCTCGGGCTTGTCCATGGTTGCGAGTTCGAATTTGATCCAGTCCCCGGCCATTACGCGGCCCTCAGTGCTTTGTCATGGGTGAACAGCCCGTCCCAGGCCTTCTTCATTGGCAGCTCGCCAGCCAGGTACAGGTCGTACAGGCGCACGGCGCCCTTCTTGAGCAGGACTGGCGTGAAGGAAACGAACGGCTCTTTGCCGTGGGGAGTGACTTCGTGCTGATGCTCGGTCATGTACTTGTCGCGGGCGTAAGACGCCACACGGAAGCGCAGGCCGGATTTGCTTTCGTTGTAGAGCCAGTTGCGGCCCTCAAGAAACTTGCCCACCTGCATGACGTTGACCCCATTGAGCCCCTTGCAGAACTGGGTGTGGGTCATCCCTTCCTTGAAGAGGTTTTCCAAGGAGTGGATTTTCGACGCTTGGGCTTCGACTTGGATGGTCAACTGCAGGCGCTGCTGCTCAGCCTCGAAGGCGAGCTGGATGAGATCCATGCGGGAGAGTTCGCGCGGCTGCGACAGGGAATTTATCTTGCCGACGACCGAGCGACGCACAGCTTTCGACTCGCGCATCGAAATCAGAAGGCACTGATCCTTGGTCAGCAGCAAAGCTTCAGAGGCTGGTCCGCGCTGATTCTTTACTACGAAAGTTTCGTAGTATTCGCCGTCCAGCTCATCCCGGCATCGAGCAGTAAAATCGTTGCGGCGAACTTCACTCTCGCCGAGTTCCGTGCGGGCCGCGTTGACCAAATCAAGAAGATCAAAGCTGCTCATCTTTTCACGCGACACGTTTTCAGAATTCGAAAAACGTGTCGCGACACTGTTGGGGGTATTGCTTGAAGTAGGTTGGCTATGCAT